ATACTTTACCAGGATATACTGACATGTCTTGACCAGGCACAAGGTTGGTTTCATCAACCTCGATAATAAGATTACCAGATAGCGCAGCATTATCAATCGCCATACGCATAAAGCCGTTCATTAATGTTTGGGTATCGTCCATGTTTTCGGCAATACCTACACCAAAGAAACTGTATGGGTTGTGTTCAAATGGAACAGCGTAATATGGGATACGTGCTGGCTTAAATGGATTTAGAACCATTCTTAGCACTTCCCCGTTGCAGCACCAGATGTTGCAGTTCACTTCTGGTAAATCTCTTAATTCTTTAGGAATGCTAACACCATTAGCTTCGAGTATATCTATATCTACAAAACCCCAAAACTCTAATACTTCCCATCTTTCTGATGAATTGTGTTTAGCATCATCATCTTCCATATTCATTTCCCAATGTTTCAGGGTATAATCCGCACCTTTATCTATTGCTTGCTCAATAGAATCTACCATAAAGTATGGACGGCTTTTTAAAGCTCTTAGTTGATTCCTAGACATTTTGTGTCTTTCAACTGTATACTCAGCATCATCCATACTAGCAGCTTCTGGGTCAGGGTAAAAGTTCCATACTGATACATGGTTAGTTGATGGTACAGTTTTAATTAAAGGGTCATATGCGCCTTCTTCACCCCAATTAGGATATTCTTTATCCAGAGCAAATGGGCCTTTCATAACACCTGTGCCTAGCAAGGCCATTTCAAATGCCATACTACGAAGATGTTTAGATGCTCCTGACTCAACTAACTGATCGTGTATTTTCTTTTCCATTTTTTTAGCTGCAATCATAGCAGGATGAAAAGTAATAGTATTAGCTGTACCACCAGAACCTTCAATAATTTTTTCACCTATAGGCGATAACTTTTTTTCTAATCCCCCAAGACGTTTTTGTAAGTCTACAATAGTTTCTCCTGGCTCTAGCTCAGTATCTGGACCAATTAAATATGGCTTAGGAGGTTCATCATTAAATGCTCCTTTTAAAGACTCTAATCCTGCTTCTGCGGCAGGGTCTATATTAATATGTACGGACTCACTAACACCATCAGGTAAAACAGTAGGATCTACAGATAAAGGGAATTTGTTATTGCCAAATAAAACATCAATGATTTGACCATAAGCTGCCAGTGTTTTAGTCTTGGTGACTTTAACAAATACACGAGACTTCTCCGTTTCAGTGAATTGCACATCTGGCCCATACAATCCTCTATAGTTCCTGTAAGATCTTAACCAGCGTTCCTCATCGCCTTCTCGTGCATCTTCTGCTCTTTTAAATCGTTCTGATACAAACGAAACAACCGCATTAGATGATTCAAAGATTTTATCTTCTGCATCCTGTGCGGCTACTACATCGTCTGTTTCAAATGAGAGATCGTCTATTTCTGCCATATTTAATATCCAAAGCTGGGATCAGCCGCTTGAAAGCCTGATCGTTGTGTTGCTGGGTTAAAGTCCCAAATAGAACTTCTAGGTCTTGTCATAATACCATAACGTAAGGCATCATATAAGTGGTCTTCTGAGTTCGTATCTACATCTTCTGGATTACGTTTATCTAATGGTATAGCTGGTAGTTGTGCTATTGTGTTTGTACACGTAGACATAAACACTAGTCTAGGTTTTTCAGTAAACTCATCAACCTGTAATCTTCTGTGTAGTTCATTCTTTCCTGATACTCTAGATCCCTTTGATCTATCTGAGGGCCGCCATCTGCAACCTTTCATATTCATCTGTTCTGCTAGGCTTGGTCCTGTGTCGCCCCTGTTGTGCCATAGTGAACTATCAAGTACACCATATCGTATTGTGCCATCTTCTTTTTCTGCATCTAATACCATGTCAGCTAAATCTGTTGCTGTAACTTTAGAACAATAGAGTTCTCTATAAATAACTAATGAATCATCTGGAGCTACTGCTAACCAAAGAACTCCTGTGTGGCTACCATATCCATAGTCACAAGCTCTAAACTTAGTCCAATTCGTTGGTATCTTGTATGGATCAACTACATGTATCTTTCTGTTAAACTCAGGGAATGCTGCACCTTCACTAACATCCCAGTTACCTTCTAGTAATTGTTTTCTTTGATGCTCTGGTAAAGACAAAAGCATAGCTTCATAGTCGCCACTTTCGGCTAAGTATGGATTGTCAAACAAACTAGCAGGTATAAATCTGCGTTTAAATAAGGGTTGTCCTTCTTTAGTGTGTCCTTTAGGAAAACGTATTTCTTCTCCTGTCTCTATGTTTGTAGCCCAGAAAGGTTCTCTTGAAGGAGATGGATCTATAAACATTTTTTTAACCCATTGATGTCCTATCCCACCAGGGTTAGTTGTGGCTCTCATATACAAACCTAGTTCGGCTGCATGTGCGCTACGCAAACGAGATCTCATATAATCCCAAGCGTAGGGCGATCCCCACTGAGTTAATTCGTCAAAACCGATCCAATTAAACGCTTGACCTTGATAACGTGTAACGTCCATATCTTTGTCGAGGTAAGACATCCAAAGTCTACCACCTCTAGGGGCGATCCATTGACTTTTCCTCTCAGACCATTTGATACCTGGTACTGCACGAGGGTATAGTTCTTGGCTTTTTTGAATAAGCTCACGGAGTTCCTCAGTTGTGTGTCTGACTAGTAGCCCTCCAAAGTTAGGGCTATTTAATCCATGTAATGGATCAGCTAACATAGCGTATGATTTTCCACCACCTGCAGCTCCACCATAAAGAACCTCTCGTTCTGATGAAGATAAAAAATCTGTTTGTGGTCCAGCGTTGGGCTGAAAAACTATGTCTTGTGCAACTTCTGTGTCAAACGGTGCAGCCATCGGGACTGCAGGAACTATCTTAACTTCTTCTTTTTTTATTTTTGGAGTAGGCTCCAACACAACCTTCTTCGAGCTTTTCGATCTCTTGTAGCGTTTCTTCGAGGCGTTGGGCAAGTCTCTTTTTAATTGTAACTGCTTTCTTACGTTTTCGCTCAATTTGTATTCTCTTCTTTAAACCCATGTGGGAGATAGTTCTCCCTGTTTGTCGTGTTAGCCACTGAGCTACATCTCTTATACTATATTGTTTTAAATGTTTCTTAGCAAGTTCTAAAGCATCTAACTCTTCTGGTATAGGCTCAAGTAACCTTTCATTGTCTGGGTTTACTTTATACCCGAAAGGAACATAACGAAAAGATACTCTAGCTATTGTGTGCCAGTTTCTTTCCTCTCCTCTAGGGGGTTTAGGCAAAACCCAGTAAGTAGGATCATCTTTTTTTATTCGTTTTTACCTTCTTTAGCTGGTAATATAAATACTCCACCTCCAGAAGAGTTTACATCAACACGTTCTACTTTACCTAATCCTGCTCGATCTAATAAATCTTTAGCTGCTGACATTTTATCTCTGATGCCTAACTCAGTAGGATCATATAGAGCATTCGTCATAGCCATTGCTGCTTTAGGTGCTGTACGAGCAAAGTAAGAACGAGTAGCCTCCGATATCTCGTCCTTCAATGATTCAACAACTAATCTTGTTGCAGTGCTGTCACTATATCCAGCTATCTTCTTAGCTGTAACTACATCACCATTAGCTTCATCAAATAAAACTTCAAGAAACTTTTGTTGATTTTCTGTTAGCTGTCTAGCCATTATCTTTTTTCTTTCCTGCCATATAGTTAGGTACGTCTGGCTCTTTCCTTTGACGCTTTCGTAAGATCTTTAAAATGAACCACGGTTTTAGAACCTTTAGTATGAGTTTTACCAGAGTGTACGGAACCATCAGGCATTTTATGAGTACCCCCATTATACTTTCTCCCATCTTTAAAATAGTGTTGTACGCCTTTTGCCATACTATTTCTTACCTTTTTTCTTTACCATACCGCCTTTATTCATATAACCCATTTTGTTACGTACAGCTTTAGGTAGTTTCTTTAGTCCTGCTTGCTTAGGTGTAGGTTTTTTAAGAGCCATATTTTTATCCTTTAGCTTCTAGCTTTTCTATTTGGTGGATTAGATGCGCCAGCTTTAGCCATACCACCTTTTTTGTAGCCCATAGTTTTTTTAGCCATGCCACCGCCCATGTAACCCATAGACTTCTTAGCCATACCGCCACCCATCATCTTCATAGGTTTCTTAGCCATACCACCGCCCATGTATCCCATAGCTTTTTTATCTTTTTTCTTCATGCCCATCATTGTGTTTAAGCCTTTCCTGCTTTTTTGTTTCGTGGGAACGATCTATTTTTAGATGCTGCTCTCACCCTTAAATTAGTTTTTCTATTATCTAGTGGATTACCATTTTTATGATCTACGTCTTTACCGTCCCCTTTTCTTACTAAGCCAGCTTTCATAGCCATACGCCTAGCTTTATTTCGAGAAGTACGTTTCTTTACTTGCTCAGGTCTGCTTTTATAATTAGCGTTTTCTTTTTTGTAATTACGTGTAGCCATTTTTAAGTGTTTACCTTTGTTCTATCGTAATCCCAATGTACACATTTTGTATCAACAACTAATAAGTCAGGAAATTTTTGTACTAAGTAGGACAAACCTACATTAGCCATTCCTGAATAACATTCTTGTTCTGTTTCAAAAATAGGACCGCCATATGAGGCACATTCCATTGTATACATAGAACACATAAGAACTAATGGTGTAAACATCTTACCATTTTACTTTGTTGGCCCAGTATGCTGCACTCATTTTACCTTTAGCTAT